CTGTATTGCCAAAGCACCAGCGCCAGATCGGTCTGCGGTAATCATATACACTTTGGTGTGGTTGGAGAATTTAACCATATCACCTGCTTTTAGAACGCCAGTAAACCCGTCAACATTTACAGATGTAGCCCCAAGCACAGCAGCGCCATTAGCCCTTGCCGTACCTGAAGCAGTGCCTGTCTTCGCGCTTATCTCAGGCAGGACAATAGAAAAGGTCTCCGCCATACCTCGCTGGGCCATAACAAAAGCCATAACTGGGGCGAATTCGGCACGACTAAGCCGTGAGTACTGCGCGGAAAACTCAAACCGCTGCCCGCCAATGTTTCTGACCTGAGTACGTCCTGAGATGCTCTCGCTAGACAGGTTGTAGTGCTGGCTTTTAAAGCCAATAGATGCAAATAATGGTGATGCAGGGTATGTTCCACTCATGTTAAAGACGCCCTTCCGCGATTATTTACCGCTTGGTTGATCATAGAGACAATCTGACCTCTGCGGGAGTTTAGCAGCCTGTCAAATCCAGCAGTGTCATTAGCCTGTATGCTGAAGTTTACACTAACATTGGCTTGAGCTTGACCACTTTCAGATCCAACGGCTTTTTTTAGGTTCTCATTAGTAGCAATACGACCTGAACTACCCATAGTCAGAAGCTCTGGGCCGCGCTCACCAACAAGGTAAGACTCACCGCCTCTAACCTGACCACCTAATGCTCGACCACCAGCAATAGCGGTTCCTGCAACAATACCAGCGGATGCGTAACCCATAGCTCTAATCCCAGCAGCGGACGCAAGAAAACCAACAAATCCTGTCAATAATGAGGCTTGAGCGCCAGCCGCGTTAGCAGCAACTTCGGTTGAAACTATAATTTGAGCAATAGCTAGTGCTTTTTGAATTGCAAATAACGCTTTAGCTTCTTTTGACCCCTCTTCGGCTATGCCTGCCAATTGCCCAGCCATTCCGCTCATGCTTGATATGACTTGCTGCTGAATGTCTGCTTTAGCTTGAGCTTCGGCTAAGGCAAGAGCAATGCCATCTTTACTATACTTTTCATTTAATGCTTTCATTCCAATTAAGAATTGCTCTTCGTTAATCAGCTTATTGCCATAATCTTCTGCAAGCTTAGTGGCATTTGCATTTAATGTAGAATCAAGAAGAGCTGCCTCGTCCATTGCAGATTGCTCTATTTGCAATAGACGGGCTTGGGCGCTGGCTTTTTCTTTCTCTAACTTTAGGCCAGCTTTATCGTCACGCAAACTAGCTTGACCAGCTAAAGCATCAACTGCATCAGAATATTCTTGCTGCATAATTACCCCTTTAGCAAGATATTCTTTCAATTTAGCTAACTTTCGTGTTTGGACTTCTGCAAAATTCTGCTCTTCAGTAAGTCCAAGAAGCGTTAACTGCTCAACGTATTTGCTTGCGGCAGCACTTTCTTGCTTAAACTTGTCAGCGTCTGATTTTTCTGCTTTATTTGTCTCTTCTAACTCTTTATGCTTTGCAATTTGTTCGGCCAAAATTCGGATTTTCTCTCTATCTTCTGCATTGGCTTCTGCTAGGCCTGCTTTATGTAAAGCTAACGCAACACCACTTTTACCTAGCGCACCTGCTTCCTCAGAAAGGCTTTTGATCAAAGACTCAGTAGAACCCGTAGTCTCATCAATTAATTTAATATCTTGTTCTTTTAAGTGGTTTAGCCTTTCAATCTCAGCACTAATTACTCCTTGGCGCTCTGCAAATTCCTCGCTTGTTTCAAGCTGCACACGTGTAGCTAAAAATCCTTGATAAGCTACTTTTGCTCCTTTTTCAAGCTCTTTACTTTGCTCTGCAATTGCTGCGCTATATCCCTCTATTCTTTTTGTCACTAACGTCCTAACGTATGCTTTACTAGCCTCGCCAAGATTGTCAAAATTCTCTTCAAGGCTTTTCATATCCTCTTCAAGCGAAGCCATTGCCTCACCAGCAGTGTTCAAACTGTCATACACAACCCTACCAAGAATGGCACCAAAAGCAATTAAAGCACCAGTAACCGCACCTGCGGGGCCAAACACAGACGCAAGCTGAGAACCCTGCTGACCAATAATGGTAAATGCATTTGTTCCCATCTGGGCCTGAACTGCAATATCCTGAAACTGATAGGAAGCTTGCTGTGCTTGGGCGCGCATGTTTTTCATAGGCGCAACTGTGCTTTTAGCAGCTTTTCCTACCTTGCCGGTATTTTTCTCTGCTTTTGCGCCCGATGCTGAAAGATTCTCTAGCTGTTCAGTAGTGGGTTTTATCCCTTTAGCCTCAACTTCTACTACAAGTTTTGATACGTCAGTCATTCTTACTGCCCTCTTGAGCGTGTAAAATATCTAGGTTACGGATAATATCCACCTCAAAAGTAGATAGCCTTCCATATATAGACATATACGAATTTATTTCATTGTAACTGATTGCGCCAGAGGAGGCATTTTTTAAAGACACGAACAAGTCCCAAAGATAAATAAGCTCTTCTCGTAATTTAGGCTCTTCATCAAGTTCTTTGGGGTTACGACCTAAACTTTTAGCAACTTGTCGTAGATTGCTGATGCGGCTAACTGTTGACCCTTTGTCGTAACCGGCAGCCCAGAACTGCCACCGGCCAAAAACAGACAGCTCCTTAGTTAGCCCTTGATAAAATTTCTTCGTGCAGCTACAAAAGTGTCTACTTGAGATGCAATGTTAGGGGCTTTTCCATAAAGGTCTTGTGCGTTCTTAGGGGTAAACTCTACTGGCTTACCTTTATCCTCAAGTCCACGCCAGCTTTTAGTGATAGCGACTAACAAGTCAATTTCACCGCCGTCCTCTTTGTTAATAAGCTTCCTGTGATACGCTCTTACAGCCTCTCTGTACGACTTTGAGTCAACACCCTTTACGATGATGTAGAAATCAGTCTCTTCTCCGTCTATCGGGCTTAAAATGCGTATCTCTGCGCCTTCTTCGTGTGCGTCAGCAGTGTAAAGTTCTTTTATGTCCATTTCTCTCTCCAGAGTTATTGACGGGTCGAACAAGTGTACGGGTTGCGTAAAAGGGGCTTTTAAACCCCTGATAATTAAGCGTCTGATCGTGTAATTTTAATCTGAGATGCATCGCTAGAGTTATATAGTGCCACAAAATCAAGAGATACTGTTACTGCGCCAGCACCACCAACTTCAGGATTGCCTGAGTTGTATTTGACGTTTGGTAGATTAAAGGTGTACGAGTTGCCAGCTAAATCAGTTAACACAAAAGTTAAGCTAGAAGATGTTTCGTTAATAAACTTGTCAATTAAGGTGCTGTTCTCAAAATAAGCTGTAACTGAGCCGCTAACAGATGATTTGCCAATAGAAGGCAGCAAAGTAGAGCTAGAGCCAACTACATACATAGATACCATTCCGTTATCAAGACTTAGCTCAAGCCCAGTAATAACAGCAATGCTTGATCCGCCTTCTGTAATTGAACCAGTAAACGAATCAAATGGTGATGTAGTAGTTTCGGCTGCGTAAGTTGCGCCAGTAATAGCAGCAGAAGCTATTGTAAAGTCTTTACCAATTACCGAAAGCGATCCAGTTACCATAGAGTTAGGGGCAACAGACAAAGAAAGCGCATTAAAGTTGCAACCAGTAGAGCGCAGATACTTGCCAATGTCTTGGTGATGACGCTCAACGGTGTAGCTTCTTCGGGTAGTTCCTGCTTTAAGGACGTTTGTAGCCCAAGTGCCACACAATACGGCCTCAAGCAAGTCGTCAAATGACTCGTAAGACAGTTCAACATTAATGTCGCCAGCAACGCTTCTGTTGCCGTGACGGAAATGAGCTACCTGACGATCTTCTCGTAACTCTTCGGACTCTATTGCGTCTTTAGACAGTCCAATAGTAGTTCCGGTGTGACGAATAGGTGTAAATGAAGGAGTGGTTGGAGTAGTACCGAATGTAGATTCGACAACATACGCCATGTTGTGTCTTGAGCCTGTTGCAATAGTCATACTTTACCTCGGTGCTACATGAGCCATATAATTAATTGTTACTGAAATAACGAAGCGATCTTCGTCAATAAGTCCTGAGTTTCTTGATACATTACCAAGCCGAACATAAACGCCATTGTACAATAAATCTGTACCGCGCTTAAAGTGGTCGGCAATTACATCGGCTTTCGCTTCTGCTGTACCTCTACCTTCTCCGGCCATTGCAAAAACATCAACTTGATATAACCCTAAGTATTCGTCTATACCAGCAGTTCCAAGTCCAGCTTGTACTGTAGGGGCAGGCAAATGAGTTGGCCTCAAGTATAACGTATTTTTAACGGGCTTATAGGCAATATTTTCCCAAGCTACAGGAGATGATCCCGCCAAAGTGCCTAGTCTTACGTCTAAAGCCGCGCTTATGTTTGAAAACACTGTACTCATGGGCTAACCTTTTTAACAGCTTGATCCATTGCTTGCTGAAAAGCCGCAACATTTACTCTTACCATTCCAGTTGGAGCTTGGGATGAATGGCCTAGATATTCAATTCTTGACGCGTAAGAAAGATTGTTCACAAAAACAACAGATCCCAAGCCATCATATTTACTTACCATAGCCTTCATTCTGTTAATAGCTCGCTTTCCGCTTTTATCTCTCTTGCTTAATATTCCTGAAGCTTGTTGGTTTAACGATGTCTGCCAATTAGCTCTTAAAGCACCAGCTTTATAATTTGCGGGAGGTTTGTTTTTCCATAACTCCGGCTTTCCAACTGGGGTATCCATTATTATCTTAGTAAACACTTCTATACAAGTTTGCTGGACAACTTCAACAATGTCTTCGCCGGTCTTATCAACATACTCTTTAAGATCTAAGGTGAAGCTCATAATACACATCCGTGCCAGATGGCGAGATTGTAGTAACATCCATTATCCGGTAGCTTACGCTATCAAACGTCAAGGTATTATCAATTGCTGGAATTCCTTTGCCTGCTTCAACAAGCATTTTTATATCTGCGTCTTGAACAGCAGATGATGCTTTTTCTGCAATACTAAACTGCGCTCTAACAGATTTAACGGTAAAGCTTATTGGGATGCCGCTAGACATATAGCCAGATGCAACATTATAACCGCCACCGTCTTCTCTACTAATAACCGAATTAGCACCAAAGTTAGATATTAGCTTAGATGCCGTTTTCTTTAGTGACGCGTAATCAAACACGAATAATCCTTGCGGTAGGCAGAAGCAGTTTCTTTAGCTTGGCCTCAACTGCCGTCAAATAAGTAATAGCTAATGCGCTAGGGGCATATTCAACCTCTAGTTCGCCAACCTTTTCTTTAAGTGTCTTCCTGTCTTGGTTTGCAAGGGGATTTACTCCGCCATCCAAAGCAATGCATAACTCCATCTCAGCTTCTTTAAGAAGTACGGGGATAGAATTGGATACTATGTAATAATTGTCAATCTCAACGCCCGTTCTGGGCCATTGCAGACTTTGTTCTAAGGTTGATTTAGTGCCAATAAAGTTCTTAGACTCTAAATAATCCATAGCTTGAATAATTAGAATTGAAGGTGTACCGGTTAAGGTTATGCCTCTATCTGAAGCATAAGTAGCTAATTCTGATTCTGATACATACGAGTTGGCAGTTGATGAGCCACTGCCTGTCTCTACTACTATCGTAGCCATTTGTCTTCCTCAATTAAAAAGGCCACCCCCCGAAAGAGGCGGCCAGATGTAGACTTAACCTAACAGAAGAGCAGTATGCTCTGGCTTGATGTTCTTAACACCCCAAGCAAGACCAACTTCGTAACGAACTTTTCTGTAGCCTTTGTACATGGCAAATTCCATGCTAAGACCAGAGCGAGGATCAGTAATTACAATTACGTCAGTCGCCATGTCACCCTCAGAAGGACGGGCAGGAGCGCGAGAAGCTAGAACGATTGCAGAGCGGTTAAACGCCATGTTACGAGCAGAAGCAG